CTACACGACGCTCTTCCGATCTTGATTGCCATGTCGGCATAGTCCACTGCTTTTTTTGTGTCTCCCCCCAGGCTCTGTATCAGGCTCGCTGCAAAGCTTGTGGCGGTATTCCTGTATTCGTTTGCGGCCATTCCGGCAGTCTTGAACGCGTCCCTTGCGTACTGCATCAGCTGCCCGCTGCTGTCCTTAAACAGCGTTTGCACGCCGCCTACCAGCTGCTCATACTCGGAAAATCCCTCTATTGCGTTTTTTGTCAGAAAACTGACGGCGGTGGAAGCCACGCCGATTGCCGCCGCTCCCACCTTGGCCGCTGTTTTCAGCCCGTTCCCGATCGCTTTTGCGGCCTTACTGGCAAGCCCTTCGGCTTTGCCGATTCCCTCTCTGTATTCGCTGTCGTCCAGCGTGATTCTTGCGTAAAGGTCAAAAAGGTCTATGTTCCCTCACTTCCCTCCTGTAGGCGGCGCAGTGTGCCGCGCACCTGGTCTATGACCTCCTCCGCCGTGCGTTTTTCTTCCGCTTTTGGCTCGATGAGGTCAATAAACCGCGTCTCATAATACTTGCCCCCGCCCCTGGCACTGTTCTCTCCGATGACCCGGAGCGCATCGCTTATGTATATCCGGTACGCCTTGTCCCGCTCTCTTTCCGCTATCATGTAGGGGAGCGCCGCCATATAAGCGCCGGCCCGCATTCTCGGCGCGGACAGGAGCGCCGGAATTATCCGGTCTGCTCCTGCTCCACGCACGATTTGAAAAAATCCAGCATCTCCCGGTCTTTCAGCAAAGTACGAAGCTGTATGCTGGTTTCAATAATATTCTGGCGGGAAATATCCTCCCGGCTCTTCCCTGCCAGCACAGATAAAATACCGTAAATATCGCCCCGGTGCGTTTTCAGCAGCAGCGGGGCGATGCTGTTCAGTTTTTCCGCGCCGAAGCGTAAGATCTCTGCCCGGCTCTTTCCCTGTCCCGGGTCTAGCTTGCGCTTGAGCTCCGCAATCAGATCCTCGTCGATGACGATGTTGTTTACATACGGTGTAATTTCACACAGGACGTCAAGCGCCGCGTCCGTGTTCAGCTCCGACAATTTTTTCATGAGGTCACCGCCGGCTCAATGCTGTAAAATACCATCGGCATCTCTGTCTGTGCCGCCAGAGACACGTGCCCCGTCAGCGTCACGCTGTTCTGGCCCTTGCCCGCCTTGGTTGTCTGCAGGTTAAAGCCGCCCGTGCTCAGCGCGTTTTTGAGCTGGATTGCGATCGCACCGCCGTCGGCCCGGTCGCCAACCCACCACAGGTCAGAAAAATCTGTCTGCTTTAGCGTTGCCCTCGGGGTCACCTTGCCCTTGTTTTCGCTGTCGATATCTGCCGCGCCCAGAGACAGGCGGATGGATTCCGCCGAAGTGCCCAGAGAGGTAAATCCCATGGTGCAGTTCCATCCGCTAAGCTGCTTGAGCTCTTTCACGTTCATCGGCGCATTATCCACATCCTCCCCCATGTCCACATAGGTCGGCTCGCATACCGCGTTGATTCCACCCGTGGTGGCACATATGATGTCGGCGTCCTCTGGTGCTGCAGCAGTTTTCGGGTCAAAGTTTTTCAGCAGCACCCCCGCGTCAAGCTGCATTTCCGCAAAGGTGCTCTGTGGAATCACTGTAAATTTTCCCATTTGTTTTTCCTTTCAGTTTAAAGTCAAATATTCCGCTGAAAGATTCAGCGTTTTCATTTTCAGCAGCGGCTCATTCTCCACCGGCGCGCTCTGACACCAGGGAGTCCCGCGCCGGAGCCAGATATAGCCGCCCTCGCAGCCTAACACCTTTCCTCCCTGGCCGATTGCCTTTGAAATTTCCGCCGCCTTGGCGTTTGGCGCGGTTTCTCCCGCTCCGTAGTACCAGAGATTCACTGTCAGTGCCGCCGCGTCTCCGCCCCAGGCGTCAAAAACCGGCGTATAGGTCAGGTAAGGCAGCACTGCGTTGTTTGGCACGTCTGTCTCCGCGTAGGCCGGAATCCCAAAGCCGCTGAAAAAGCTGTATAGCGCCGCTTCCTTTGTCATTTCGGCAGCCTCGCAAGCTTCTCCGCCGTCGCCATAGACATATCCAGCCCGGCGCGGTGCGGCGTCTGCTTTTCCTTCGCCTCTGAGGTCACGCGGAAATACGCGCCGTCCGCCAGACGCATGAAGATTTCCCTGTATGTCAGCGCGTCCTTTCGTCTTGTGAGCACCGTGTACACGCTCTCAAGTCCCTGCTGCTGGGCGGCGCGGGCCTCCGTTGAGGTATCCAGCACCACAGCCGCCTCGAACAGTGCGCCCTCAACATAGCCGTTTACCTGTCCGCCCTCGCCGTCCGGTCGCTGTCCCCATACCATTTTCACGCAGGGCATCATATTTTCATCAATCAGGCTCATGCCGCTTGCACCTCAAATCTTTCTGTATACGTTCAGGCGTTTCCTGAATGCGTCCTGCCATGTGAGCGCCTGCCCGTCTTTCCCTGTGGCTATGGTGTAGCTGTATCCTGCAAAGCTCTCGGACTGGTATGGGCCCGCGTCACCGTTTTTCTCCTGCCACTGCTCGATCTCTCCGGCCAACTTCAAAAAATCTGGTGGAATCGCCAGCGCCCATATGCTTCCCGCGAAGCGCTCGTCCTGCAGCCCCACGACGGGGTATTGATATACCCCGTCGTTAAATACCGAGCCGATGATTCTGAAATGCTGCCCCTCCGCCAGAAACGGCAGCATTACGCTGCCGTTTTCAACAGTGAAGCTGTCCGTGTATATCCCGCCCGGCAGGACAAAGAAATTCCGTATACTTCTCAGTATTTCTTCCAGCATCACGCTGCCGCCCCCTTATCAGCCTCCGGTTTTGGGCGCGATGGCAATTCCCTTGAGCACAGCGGCTTTCAGGGTATTTTTCAGCGCGATTCCGGCCACAAGCTCAACCTCGCCCTTCTTTACCGCGCCGGGGGCGCTCAGGTCGGGCATGTAGCTGCTTATAACGCCGGTACCGGTGGGTGAAATGCCGTGCAATGCGTCAAGGCCCAGGGTTACCGCATATATCTCGGTAGTCCCCGCCGCGCTGCTGCTGGGAATGCTCGTGCCTATGACATCCTTTGTGGTCCCGTCATAGTATTTTCCAAGGTCCATCATGGCAATCCCGTTATAGGTTTCCACGGTTCTCCCGAATTCGTCCCTGCTCTGCCCGTAATAGCCCGCTCTGCGGGCGATTCCGCGCATTTTCGTGAGCATGGCGGTGTTCATCAGCATCATTGTGGGCGTTCCGTCGAGTACGGAAAGGAAGCCGTCCACCTCATCCAGAAAAGCGTTGTAATTGCTGTCCATCTCCGCGGCGGAGGTAAGGGATACCGCGCTGGTCACTTCACTTGAGGTGCCGGAAAGCAGCTTTTTGAGGCCGTCAAAGGTGTTTGGCACGTACCCCGCGCCGCTTGAGGCGGAAGTGCCGTTAATTACAAGATTGTGGAAATAGTTTGACGTTGCCTTGATTTTCTGCTCGGCCTGAAAAGCCAGCTCGTCCACCGCGCCGCTGGTGTTCTGCAGCACACGGTCCACTTCAAAAGAGCCGCCCATGATAATGGCGTTGGTGACCTTTTTCTCCTTTTTTGCTTCACTGGCCGTGTATTCGCTGTTTATGGTCCTGACGCCTGCGGTGCTGGGGGTTTTCAGCTGGATATAGCCGTAAGCCAGCGTGGAGCCGCCGGTGCCTGGGGATATGGCGTTGTCAAAAGTAAGCCGGTCCAGCAGAAGGGAGCTTCTGCGGAACGTGTCTATGACCTGCTGGTCTACCTTGTCTGCCATGCCGACCTTTGCTTCTGCAAGAGTAATTGCCATTTGTAAAATCATCCTTTCATTTTTGTGTGTATTTGTCTCTCAGGGCGTCCGCAAGTGATTTTGTTTCCGGAATGCCCCCCGTGTTGGCAGGCGGTTTGGAAGTCTCCGCGCCGCGGGTTTGGGTCATCTGGATAAAGCTGTCAAATTCGGATTTTACAGCCGCCGCCCGCTCATCTGCGTCCTTTATTTTGCCTTTTTCATCCAGCTCCACCTCGTCCACGCCGTATACCTTGAGCACCTTGTCCAGATACTTCTCGGCGATTCCCGCTTCCTTGAGCAGCGCCCGGCAGGCTCTCTCCTTGGCTGCGCGCGTCTCCTTCCGGCCCTGCTCCTCCTTGTACTTGTCAAATTCCTTCTTGACGGTGTCGTATTTGTCCTTCCAGCTGTCTTTCTTCGCAGCCTCCAGATCCTCCTCGGCCTTTTCCAGTTTCTTTTGTACTTCGGCCAACTTGTCCGCGTCCGCCTTGTATGCTTTCAATGGCTCGACAACGGAGGTGTGCTCGTCGATAATTGCATCAATCTTTTCCTCGTCAATGCCCATCGACTTCAAAAATTTTCTCGTAAATGCCATGGTTTCTTTAATCTCCTTTTCCTCGGTGGCAGTTCTTCGCCATTCGATTTTTATAAAAACCGCAGTTCCTCGCGGGTTTTACCAGCAAAAAAGGAACCTGTAAAATTTACAGATTCCTTGTGGAAAATATTAAATTATGCTTCTCCCATCTCGTCTCTAATGATATTCCGGTATGTGCTCTTGTGGTTTGCTACGGCGGGCTTTATAAAGGGCTGGGCCTCCTGCCCTTCCGTCCTGTGCCAGTTCCCCTCCCCGTCCTGATATACCCAGGGCGTGGGCCGCCCGCCTCCCTGTGCAAATTTCCCGGTCCCCAGCTCCACATACGCTGCGTAATGCGTGTTGGATCCGATGTACGTGCTGTCCTCATCCGTCTTGTGGCTGATCCCGTTTCTCAGGTTGCCTGTGGCCACCTGTGCCAGGTCTTTGGCGTAGCCCTCGCCCTGCAGGCCGCAGCGCTCCAACGCCCGTGCCTTTGCCGCGTCCAGCAGGCCCAGAATCCGGCCGCTGTTGTCTACCAGGCGCACGCTCATAGCTTCTCAAGCTCCTCCTCGTTATATTCCTCTATCATTTCCTCACATCCTCTCGAAATGCGGTTATAATCCTTGGATTACTGTCCGGCGTGTCCTCACAATTCGCTGTATGGGCATTCTGCGCATACTTTGCGCGCTGCATGGATGTCCTTTACTTCGGCAAGTTCCTTTGTAGATGAAATTTTGAATGTGCGGTTCAGGCACATAAGCGAATCATAACATAAATCCGCATCAATTATTCGCTCATATACAGGGCAATATCGATCTGCTTCATGATCTAATTCATATGCCATTCTTTTTCAGCGCCTCCAATATCAATTCTGTTTCGTTATCAAAATCCTCTTTTTTCCATCCCGTTTTAAATATCCACTCGTCATTTTCATTTCGCTTCATTACGGCCATACCTTTTTCCCCTACAAAAAATTGCCGTTTGCCACCCCATTGGACGAACATTGCATTGGCAGTATCAACATATGACCGAAGCTCATCGTCTGTTATATTTCGTTCTACCATACGCTTCAAAATGTGATTGCCATCTCTTCCCGTATCTGACAATACATATGCTTTTTTCGGGTTTGCCGGTATAAGTACGCCTTTTTTTATGCCTCTGTCTTTTAATTCCTGCATGGCATCAAAGAAATGATAATTACTTGTTGGATATTTTACCAGGTATTGTTTTAGATTTTTCGTATAATCCCATTTCTCAGGGCTATTATACTTCAATTTTTGAAAATCTTCAAATCGTCCCGGGACTTTTCTGCCGAGAATTTTTCTGTATTCCTCGTATTGTTTTCTGTCTGCCGAAGCATTACGGCCCTGCTTCATGTAGCGCTCCCAGGCTGCCGGGTTCTCCGCCCGCTTGGCCTCCGCCCACTCCTGGTATGTCATTTCCCGCACCAGCACATTCCGCCCGGTCTCCGGGTCGCGCACCCGCATCATCCTCGGCTCCGCCTCGATGCCCTCTTTCTCCCGGGTGTCTATCGTGCAGCGGCAATTGTAAATCTCATGGGGAGGTCCGCTGGGGTCTCCCGGAAACATCAGCTTATATCCGCCCACATTGAACGGCTCGTCCACGTCCCGAAGCTGTCCGTCTGCCATTCCGTGATCATGGCGCGTCTTGCCGTCCTTTGTAGCCGTCCACCGGCGGCGTATTTTGATTCCCATCCGCTCCGCCGCCACATAGCCGTCCTGCCGCCCCGCATTCTGGGCGCCAGTCACCGCCGTCCGGGCCGCTCTGAGTGCGCTTACCCGGTTCATATCCACGATCTCCCGCTGCAAGTCATCCGCCATCTGGCTGATGCCCTTGCCCATCAGGATTCCACCCGTAACGACGTCCCCGACCTTTTTCTTACCATAAGCCAGGTCAATTCCCCGTTTCACGGCCTTTTCCGGCGGATAGTAGGGCAGAAGCTCCGGCTGCTCCATAATCAGCCGCCGCACGGTCTGCTCGTCCCACAGCACGAAGTCCGCCTCCGGATGGACGAGCTCTATCCGGTAGGCCGCGTAATTTCGGTTAAGCGAATAAATGCCCGGCGTCCTGTCGTTTACATAGGCGATGGCAACCTCATTTGCCCTGGTCATGCGCTCTGCGATATTGTCCTTCAGCGCCTCCATGCGCTCTCCCCGGCCGAGCTGGGCGAGCCGCCACTGGGTATATTGCTCCTTTGTGACCTCTCCGGCCTCCAGAAGCTTCTTCATTTCCGCGTCCCGCCTGGCAAACTTGGAAAAATATTCCCGGATCTCGTCCTCAAGCTCCTTGTATGCCTTTCCGTATACCGCCTCTATCTGCTTTTCCAGCGCCGCCAGCTCTTCGTCCGTGAGCTTGTGGGCGATATCAGGCTCCGCCATTTCCGCTCGCTCCCCCTATAGTCACGCCCAGCCGGCCCAAGTTCTCGCCTGCCCTCCGGGCTATGAGCTCGCTTACCTTGTCCGCGTCGCCCCATGCGGTCAGCAGCTTATCAATGAGGTATTCCTCATCCAGATATTGCGCCGCCATCAGCAGCATTTGTGTCTCCTCAAGCTGATTGACGATTTTATTCCTCGTATAGCTGGGGCTGTCCTCTATCCCGGCTATTTTGAAGATCCCGCTCAGAAAATCGCTCACGCATCCCTCAAACATGTCTGCTTTCAGGTCAATCGGCACATAGGCCGCCTTGATTGCCGTTGCGGTCTGATTCCCCGCGGAAACGGATGCCGAATCGAAGCACTGAAAGTCTGTGAAAAGCCTCCGTGTCAGCATATCTATGGAGGCCTGCGTTCCGCTGAACGGCGCTTCCACCGTGTGTGCCTCCGCTTTCGCCCCCTCGTCTCCATCCGCGTGCACCACATGGGTCACCTTGAGCTGCTCAATAAATCTCAGGTCGTCCTCTGGTGTCATTGCCTCGCAGTTCACCAGTGCCCAATAGATCAGGTTTCCCTCATCCACGTTGTTTACCATGTTGGAGGTCGCCAAATCCAACGCGTCGATGGTGTTCTGCTTGCCAACAAGCTCGGACTGATGCTCGTCGTTTCCCCATAGCGGCACGATTGGAAATCCCGGATAATTCTCCCCCTGGTAGATCTCCATTCCATCTCTCGGCGTGCCGGCCAGCTTCTCCTTGTAAGCCCGCTTGTCTCTGAGCACGGAAAAGTGAGCGCCTTTTTTCTTGATGTATTCTGTATATCCATCCATTTCAAAGAGCGTCGCCCGGAGAGGTTTGTCCTCCGCCACCTGCCAGAAGCGTATTCCGGCCATCAGCGCCCCGTTTTCCTCGCTGTACAGCGGCACAAATTCCGTGAGCTTGTATACCTCCAAATGGTCTAAATTCCAGAATCCAAAGCTCACGCCTCCTATCAGTGCCTCCCGGCCCGCTTTCTGTACTTTCCTGTCAAAATCCGTCCCCAATTTCTCCTTTGCCTCCGGCTTGAGCGTAATCCCGTTGCCAAGCAGATATTGGTTCTCCTGATTCACCGCAAACTTGAAAAAGCTGCTTGCCACCTTGTGGTTTGCTGAAAAGCGGTCGATGTGTGCCATACCTGCCACGTCGTATATGATCTTCTGAAAGTGCATAATCGTGGGATTGAGCCCCCGGTAATATTCCTCAGCCAAAGCTGCCGTCCGGTACAGTCCGCTCTTTTTATGCTCGTTTATTGTTTCCTCTATGAAGCTGAAGATACCGTTCATGTCCTCGCTCAGCGCTGTAAAATCTTCATAGGTCTTTATTTGTCTCACCCTCCAAAAACAGAATTGTACCTGCCCATGCCCGATCGATGCTTCATGACTGTCATGGCAAAATACCGGATCTCATCCATTGCATGGTCGTTTTCCTTTATCACCTTGTCCTCCTGCGCCTTTTCGTCCCATCGGTAAAGTCCAAACTCCTTTATAGCGTTCTCACAGCATCGGTGGATTTTCATCTGCCCGCTCTTCAAGTAGCTCGCCGTCGCCCGTATCCCGGCCAGCACTTCGTTTTTTGCCTGCCATACGGTAAATCTCCTGTAAATATCACGCTCTCCGTCTCTGCCGCGCCGGGCGCAGTAGCTCCGCTTTCTCAGCGCCGCAATAAAAGACGCCGCCGAAGGGTCTACAATTACCGCCGTAATCGTCCGCCCTTCTGCCAGCTTTATAATCTCCTCGCAGTATTCTTCGTCCGTTTTCTGGCTGCGCTCGTCCCTGCCGGAGTAGTAATATTCCTTTATCCGCACAGACAGGCCCTCCTTCATGCACCAGAGTCCCGCCGAAAAGGGGTTTAGCGTGCCATAGTCCACGGAAATGTAATATTCCCCTCCCTCCGGCGCCTCGTCAATAATGTTCGCTTCCCCGAAATCGTATACCAGTCCCTCCGCCCGCTTCCAAAGGCCGAGAATATACCGGTCATAATATACCGTCCCATGATATTCCTTCTTCAGGTTCTTTTTGAAGCTTTCCGAGAGAAAAGGATTGTCGTCAATGGTATATGTCTGGCTGAAGATATCGGCGTCGGAATCCAGAAATGTTTTCAGCCAATGCCCTGGGTATTGCGGGTTGAAGGTCCCGTCAAAGCAGGAATATTCCTTATCCAGTCGGCTTTTGAGCAGCGAGAATACCTCTTCCGCCCAGTCAGCCACCTCATCTCCGTAGCAGTATTTTATTGACGCACCTCTTATCTTCGACACCTGGGATACTTTTTCACCGCCCAGGCAGTAACATTTTTCGCCGAAAATTCTCGCCGTGTTGTCGCTTGATATGGTTCCCACCAGCTCCGCGCCGTAAATATTCCGCATCGGCTCCAGAACGTTTCGCTCAATTGTGGATTTTGTTACCCCCATAATCACTGTCAGCCCGTCAAGCCCGGCCCTTTCCCTGATCCGCATCGGAATAATCCACTTGAAGTCAAGATAGGTCTTTCCTGAGCGCGTGGCGCCGCCCTTGAAATTCCAGCGGTGATTTGCCTTTTTTACAAATTCATTCTGCTTCGGACTTAACAGCATCTTTAAACTCCCTCAGCAGGCTGTCCAGCTTTTCCAGCGAATCTCTGCTTCTGTCCGTTGCCGCATATCGCTTTATCAGCGCCTCTCCCGCCCGGAGCCGGTCCGACAGCGTGGCGTCAAGTCCGAACTGGTCCTTTACCTGTCCCCGCATCGCGGATGTGAGAAACGCCATCGTTTCCTCCTGCGAAGCCATGATGGACATATCCTGCGCGCGCAGGCGCGCGTGAATGTAGGCGGCGATCTTAGGTTTTCTCAGGTTTTCGTATCCGATCGCCGCTGCGGTCTTTTCGCTGTATCCCGCTTTTCTGGCTGCCTCCGTGGCGTTAAAGCTCTCCAGCCATAAATCTGCAAATCGTTTTTGCCTCGCATTAATGCCCATTGCCGCCCTCCCGCAGCATATCCGCCAGCTTCGTTATTACTTCGATGAGCGAGTATGTGGAAATGATCTGCGCGCCTGCGCTCTTGACCCTGTATTTCGTTATGAACCGCTCATACTTCCGTGAATAAAATGTGTTTTCCGTGAGACTTACATCCACGCCCCGCCGGTTAAGCGCCATTATCAGCTTGCGCGCCGTCTTCCGTGTCGCGGCCATCCCTGATCCCCCTTCAAGCAAACGCAGCCGCGGCATTGAAGCCCGGCTGCGCCCTGAAATTATTTCATGCTGCCATGATATCACATTGCTTTTAAAAAATCGCCCCGTTTTTTTCCCACTTTCCGTTTTATTCTGACCCGTACATGGATATCGTGAATTTCCGTAATGCCGCGTCCCGCCGCCTGTATACCGAAGTTTTTTCTATTTTCAGCTCATCACATACCCGCTCCACATTTCCCTTGTGCCGGTGTATATACATCCGGTCCAGAATAAATCTTTCTTCCGGGCTTAGCGTGGCCAGCGCGCCGTCAACGATTCTCAGCCACTTTTCCGTATCCTCTATTGCCAAGCGGAGCTCTTGCCGCAGCGCAATGTTGTTGATAAGCATATCCTCTCTTCGGCTCGTTCCCCCGGAGACCGGGGACCCGTCTGTCCGTACCGCCCGGATATTGCAGAGCTCCTGCTCGAGCCTCTGTATCTCCTGGC